GTAGTGTCCACTGTAAGGACTGTGGCCCCTACGGAAACTGCATCAGTTAGTCTTGTACGGCCAGGAATAATAAAATTCCCCATCAAAGATTCTTTAGAAACACTTATTTGATAATAGTGTTCTCCACCATATACAAAGTCTTTTACGTCAGAAATAGCACCACTAGCACCAAGTATATTGTCATCGTCATCATCTTTATCTTGGAACAAAGTAGCACCTTTTAGTGCCCTTGTATCCCCTTCTATCTTTTTAACTACAAAATCTTGTGTAAATCCATAATCAGCATCTGATGGTCTAATTAAGAACTCTGATGGTTTTATAACATTAACTTCTTCTCCATATAAGACTCTAAACAAGATTTTATAAGATTCTTCAGTACCTTTTGTCTTATAAAAGTCTTTTATTTGTCTAATAAACTTAATTTGGTCTAAATCGCTGTCAAAAGACCTTTTTTCAAATCCAGAAGCAAAAGTTGTCTTTAATTTTTGGAAAAATTCACGAATAAAGAGGTTAGAAAGGTTATTTACCTTAGTTCCACCCGTATGAGCAGCGCCTACAGAGGTATTAAATGTTAAAAGATCAGGTCTTGTAGGTTGATCAAGAGAAGTTACTCCACTAAACCCTCTAACACACCCTTCAAAGTAAGTAGCACCAATTCCAGTATAAGTTATTATCTCATCATCTATTTTTAGTAATCCATATGAAGCTGGATAACCATTTGTAGTGTCAACATAGATTTTATCATCATATGATGTAGCATTTGTACTTAATCCTGTATATTCTGTAAGTGCGGCACCAACAAAAGTCTGTAATTTAGTATATCTGTCAATATTTTCTGCAATATCTACAGTACCGCCTTGATATTCTTGCGATTTGTAATATTGTTTCATAAAATCCACAAAAAGTGGACTTTCTGCCTGCACAAATTCAGGTAATTGGTTCTCAATTACCTGACTTATTTTAACTCTTTGAATTGAAGTATCAATCATTTATGTCGAGTACGTCGTTGTCGATGATGTAGATGGTAAAGATGTAGATCTTGTTTTAGTAGATGAAGCTGTAGATGCAACAGTTTTAGTTGAAACTGTTGATTCAGAATCTCTTGTATATGTTGCAATATTATAACTTGATGATCTGGCAAACCTAGATCCAGAAGTATTTTCTCCAGAAGAGATAATATCCTGAACAACTGTTAAATGAGTATTAGTCATATCGTATTTAATGTATAAATCACGTAATCCTATGACATCATTTGACTCTGGAATCGCTTGAATCTCTATAACATTGTTTTCTATCACTGTTGAAGTGATATTTACAGTATCTATAAGGATTTCACCGATGTCATATTTGACAGTACCTGCATTTTTCTTAATAATGTTAGGTTTTCCGCCTTCTGTATATGTAAAGAAGAAAATTCTTCCTTTTTTACTATCAATTACCTCATCTGCAAGGTAAACTGTCCCAACTACACCATCTAAAGTGAATCCAGTTGACGTAACATTGTAAGAAGACTCTCCAACATGGAATTCATTACCATAACAGAGTTCATATTGTGCCCATTGACCGATTTCTGCTAATAAATTTCTTCTTATAGTGACTTTTGTGATATTTGAAGTGATTGCATTGTCAACTTGATCAATTAAAGTGACTGCTTTACTATATTTGAACCTTCCACCAAACTTATTAACGTCAATTGACCTAGAATATTCAGTTAAAGCACCAGAAATAGCACTTTTTAACAATGCTGGTTGTTGATTATGATTAGGATTGTAATAAACTTGACTTTCTGTCTCAACAAATAGGTATTTTAGGTCAATAAACTCAGGAACTATACCAGCAACAGCATAACTTTTCAATTTTGCGATTAAATCTCTCTTTGTAAAGTCTGAAAGGTAGTCTCCATTCCTCGGTTTTACTGAAAGATAGACTTTTCCGTATCTTGGAGGGTTTAATTCCTCCCCTCCATAGGATGTTACAGATTCAACATTAGGATATATGTAAGAAAGTACTGCTTCATAGTCAGAAGAAGTCACGGCACGGTACTGTGAGGAGTAAATTCGAGGAGAATAGTACTTAATTGATGCAATTGACTCAATATCATCACCATCTCTTGATTTTTCGATTGTATCAACCAAAGAAACGTTAGTTCCACCTACTGTAGCCCCATCTTGATTGACTAAACGACCAATAAAACTAAATTCTGAAGCTCCATTACCTGCTTTACCACCAGTAGTTATATAAGTTGCAGTAATATAATTGTTATTTGATAATTTTCTTCCAATTATACCATCTCCAAACATAATTTCATACCTTTCATCTTCAATTTCTTGTAATAAGTAGGTATTTGAGGTCGATGTAATACCAATTATGTTGTCAATTTGTGTATATGTAACTTTAGTCGATGAATTTTCGCTAGATTTAACTTTAACCACTAATGAAGAGGTATCAATAGAAGAATTTGGTAAAATAAAGCGTTGATTTGACTTAGATGTATCAACTGTAAAGTTTTGTGTCAATAAAAGACCTTCAAAAACCTCAATTTCGTTAAAAAATGCAATATTATTCTTAACAGCAACGGTAATATCATCAGGAATTGAAAAAATATAACTTGTATTATCTGCAACACCATTAACAACTAGTCCAGCCTTAAGAGTTAATGTAACTGCATCGCTTAAATCTTGAACATTGAATGATATTTTTGCTTTTGCTGCCTTTTTTGACCTTGGAACATACCCAATATTACGTGCTAATGCAACAACATTCTCTCTTAACGTAGCAGAATCGAGAAAATTCTCATTTACTGCCATATTTGTGTTATATGCAGTAATATAAGTGTTATAAGCAAGTGCATCTATTATGATAGAAAGGTTAGAGCCTTCAAAATCATAATCGGTAAAATTTTCATTAGATTTTAAATAATCGACTATTGAAGTCTTAATTTGATCAAAATCTAAATTTACAACCTGTCCAAAAGCCATTATACTCGAGCTGGTAAGAGAAGAACATCCACAACTTGTGTGGGTTTATTTAAACCAATAATAGAATACTGTATTTTAGTAGACATTGAATTATTTGCGCCGTCAACATCAACTTGAACAAAATCAATACTAATTCTTGGTTCAAATATATTAAGAGAAGAAGTTATTTGTTTTTCTATTGCAATAGAATTTAAAGATGTATCTAATTCAAACATACTATCATTAATTTGAGTGCCAAAATCCTTACTAAATGGTTTTTCATTAATAATAGTTTTAACAATATTATGTACAGACCTTTTAATAGCATCTTCATCTTTAATGACAACAAGATCATTAGTTACAGGATGTTTTTTAAAAGATAAATTAATATCTCTAAATGTTTTAGATCTAATGACTGACACGATATTAAATAATTCTTAATCTCGTATATATTTAGTAGTATTAAATAACAATTTTACCAGCACCATCATCATATTCTATATCATCATACTCTGGTTCAATAATTTCATTCAAATCCTTAGACTTCTTGGTCTTTTTCAACATGTCGTCGTTATATACCTCTTGTAGAAGGTCAGAATTAGTTTCCATGTTACTAAATATAATATTTTATTATTTATACGCTATATGCCATCAGAGGGATTTGAACCCCCGACCTTGGCTTTACAAAAGCCCTGCACTACCACTGTGCTATGATGGCGACTGCATATTAAAATGCGTCATCAAACCCAGAATCTCTATCTGGAATAAAATCAGGACATACTAATGCACCTGCAAGTTCTCTGGCTTGTAAATTGTGTTCACACAACTTATTCATCCATATCCTTTCATTTAATTCTACTGTACCGTCTGTAGATAATATGCGACAACATATATCAATGATTTTATTACGGTAATTAGTACTTAAGGGCATAATAGAGTAATGGCTTTTGGTAATATGTAGTATTCCTTTCTTTGGATAGCCTTAGTTAATGACTTTATATCATCATTTGGCATAATAGGAACTTCTTCTTGTAATATTATTTCTCCACCATCTAACTCTTCATTTACATAATGCACAGTAACACCAGTAATGGGATCACCACTTTCTAATGCCCTTTCAATTGCATGTAACCCTTTATACTTAGGTAGTAGAGAGGGATGTAAATTTATTATTCTATTTGGGAATGCATTAATAAGGTCAGTTGATACGATCCTCATCCACCCTGCTAAAACAACAAGGTCAACATTCCATACTTTTAAAAGTTGTATTATATGATCTTCATCTTTGTGGTGAATATAACAATGAGGTATACCCCATTTTGATGCCCTTTTGGCAGCACCACACTTCTTTTTGTTGTGAATCATTATCACAACTTCATGCTTATTGCATATAGGATTGCGAACTATGTTCTCGAAGTTAGTTCCGTTACCAGAACACAATACTCCTAGTTTCATTAGCGACCTTGACCACGGTAGATTTTCTTAGCCTTGTTTCTAGAGGTAGCAGCATATTTTGTATGCTTACCAAGTCCTTGTCTAGTTTTCTTTGGTTGGGATTCTAGTTCAACTGTTCCCCAAGTACCAGTTTTTGCTTTTGCCATTACTTTTTAGTAGCTTCTGATGGAATTAAATAAGTGATTACCAATCCTAATAAAACGGAAAGAATAATCTTAGATGAAAGAAGTTGTAGGATTAGTATAGTAAGTGCTGATGCACCGAATACTACCCACTTCTCCTTTATAATTGTAACCACCTTCTCTATAGTCAGTGGTGCTTGTTTAGCAGCCATAATTACTCATAACTTGGTGGTTGTACTATAACGTCTGCACATAAGAAACTCATTGGTGATTTTGGATCGAATTCAATGCCAACTCTTTTTAATTCACCACAATTTCTTAAACGAGCTATGTCATAATCTAATTGTCTGTTCAATAACATTTGTTTTTTCATTGCCCTATCTGGACCTTGACCAACACCTACTAAAGAAAGACCTGTTACAACTGCGGTTGCAATTGCGACAACATTAACTGTTGTTTGATTTAAATACTTCATTCCTTTGGTTCCTCTAATACGTTAATTGCCTCAACCTCATCTGGGTCGATTGCATTTGGACGACCTTCATCAAATAACTTGTTTAGTATTTGCATGGCGTCGTACTTACCTTCATCGGAGAGAAGCCCGTTTTGTAGGTCTCTTCCCTCGTAGACCAGTCTCCATTTTGGAGTTTTCTCGCCCTTTTTTGACATTAAATTAACCTCTCTAATTTTTCTGCAACTGATTTCTCAGTGGCCCTTACACGGTACTGAACCCCATCACGTTTGGAGAGTTCGCCGAGGATTTGAGACGTAAGATCCCATAACTCCTCGGTTTTAAGTCCTTTGTTAATCTGAAAGTCAATCATTAGATAACTCTCATCTTCTCATGACCCACTCTGATACGTGGATCGCACCATGTTACTATACCTGCTTTCTTCGCATCTAAACAGAAACTTACATCCTCTCCACACATATCCTGAACATTGCCTGATTCGAAGACCTGCATTTTTGGTGCAAACCAAGGATATTCGAGTCTCTCAAAAACCCCGTGCTTGATTAGAACCCATCCGAATCCTGTATAGTCTACTGTAAATGGTTTCTTTCTCTTCGTAATAGACTCAACGGTTTCATGGTTCATAACTCCACCGTTCTTTGCAAACTCTTCCTCATCAAGCCAGTGAGCAACGGATGTGGTATGCCCATCTTCGGTTGCGTACCATCCTGCAGTGATTTCCTTTTCCTCACCTTCTTCTGGAATGGCTAGGTCCATGAGTTGCCAAAACTTCTGAGTATCAAATACAATATCACTATCAATCCACAACTGGTAGTCATACTTTAACTTCCCGTCCCAAGGAATCTGTTTTGGTCCTCTGAGTACGTTCGCACCCAACACTTTGCATCGTGCGAAGTTTACCATCGAGGAGTAGTCTTGGGATATCTGTATGCTATTCCCATTCTGCACTAAGTCGAAACAAAGTTGCACGAAGTTTTTCAGAAAGATATACGAACATCCTCTGCCTGGAAGACAAAAGACAATCGCTTTGCCTTTCACTCTCTCTTTTATTTTGTCGTAATTCCATTCTTCCTTCTTAGGGGTTTCCTTTGGAATTACTTTAAATCCTTTTGCCATGAATAATAATCACCTTTAGGTATTATAGGTCAGTTGTCATATTTAGTCAAGTGATATAAAAAAGGTTTTCCGTATTTTTTTCTCACGGAAATTTTTTTATATGGCACAGTCACCAATTGCGAATTTCCTTGGCTCTTTCCAAGGCATTATATTCTCCGACTTTACCGCCGCAGTCACTTGGATGTATCTTTGTGGGTAGAGGATCCTCACGTAGATATTTGAAGGCCGCATATGCCACAGCGACCTTACCAGCGTTTTCCCATGTCAGAAATTTTTTTATATCCATTGAAATTGTTCTCTCGTTTTCAAAGTTTTGTAGGTTAGGGTTGTTAGCGTTTTTAATATACGGATACGCCCGCATCGCTACACATAACAACCGCACAATTAACTGCTCAAACTGTTTGTGATCTCGTAGCAATCTCGATGACCACGATTAGCGCCCTTATGTGTAAACAATCAGCACGAACTAGTTTGCTACACATAAGGACGAACAGTTTGCTGCTCCTACCGTGCGTTCCTATATGATATTAATTCAGAGCGTTTTGCCTTCCTTTGAGGTAATCTTGTTACTTTAATCTCGCCTAAGATCTCTGCTATTAAGAGGTCTAATTTGGAGGCATTTGCTACATCAATCATACAGAATTGCTCCTTGTTTGTTTACTCTTTTATTATAACAAATTAGGAGACGTTCTGAGCATACTTTGTGCCACTTTGTTAACTGTCTTTGTTTATATTTTGTCCCTCAAATTGTTGCATAAGTTTATAATATTTGCCAGGCAATCGCCCCGTATGTTAGACTAAAAATTCTCGGTAACTTGCGGTCTTAGATAACAACAACTATCAACAATTATGTGTGTATTTGAGCAACTTAGTCAATACAATTCATAGGCATTCTTTTCTCTTTTCATGTTCTTATTGTACACCTTTTTTATCATTTTGTCAAGCACGATTACCTCTCTATTTGCTACATATAAACCCCCTTAATATAGACCCCTTTATATACACTTTTTATCACGAATTATCCACACCTTATTAACACTTTATCCACACGATTTACACAGCATTTGCTATACTTTTCAACAGCACTTGTGGAGAACGATAATAAACAAGGTTATATTTATAATACCATTTAAAACACTTATTTAATGTATTTTTCCACAATTTGCTATAGTTTTCCACAGATATTACGTTTTTATGTGTATAACGAACCCCATGTAATAACCCCTCTAGATTGTTAGTTTAGAGGGGTTAATTGTTCTTTAATTGTTGTTAAAAAAGCGGGGCAATCTCCCTCTGTTTATACTGTATAATTCCCTGTAATTAGTTCTCCATTTGTGTTAAATATATCCTCTATTTCATCATCACTAAATGTTAATTCCATCTCATCAATTAACTGTTCTTTTGTATAACTTTCTATAGTAGAAATAGCGCTATTATATAAAGCATTGTCCTTTTCGGTTTGTGTTAAATTGTCGATCATTTTCTTAGCATAAACTGTTTTTACAAAGTCAAGATTAGGATCAATTTGTGTCATTTTGTTTAGTGAAATTAGGGTTGGATTTGTTAAGCATAGGATAGGGAATTTCAGCGAATTTGCCATAACGAAACTTGTAATCTTTCAAGATTTCATTATACATTTCGGGTGGATATTCTCTCATAGTTCCTAACATTTAGTGACCTCCTGATTGTTAATAATTGTGTAAAGTACGATAAGGTTTATAACAATAAGTTTGGGTATTTTGTCTCTTTTCATTATTATTTACTTTAACAATCTTGACCTCTTTAGTTGTTACTTTAGGCATACAATTCCTCCTTTTCGTTAATAAATTGTGGGGGTAATTTAGTGTTTTCAGTTATAGTCCATTCACCAGAATCGTTCTTTTTAATAATATCATCACCACAAGATTTGTCATTAAGTAATACTTTATATTGTGTTTTGCCTTTGTGAGTAACAACTTTTAAAGTACAATCTGGAATAATCTTATTAGTTAAGATTGATTTTGTGGGGTAGTAATCAACATTTAGATTACCACAATTTGAACGAATTCTCATTACTTAACCCCCTGAAGTTGTAGACAATTAATTGCTCTTTCTTCAACGAATTTAGGAGCATTAAGTATAATATCTCTTACATGTTCACGATCTAAACTATCACCATCTCCCCACGAATAGTAAGGTTGAGATTTATAATAACACATTTGTAAATATAACCAACTTGCTTCTAATATGATTTCTTTTGTAATACCTTCTATCGGATATAATCCATCTTCAGTGTTATAAAAAGACCACACATAGTCTATGAATTCTTGTAAATTAGACATAAAAGATCCTCCGATAAAGTGAAAAGAATGGAAGAGGATTAAACCTCTTCCGATGTTAAATAATCGACTGAATTGTTAACGAAAGCATCAATTAGTGAAAGCATTTGTTCCCCTGTTTCTGCTTCAGTGTCCAAAAGTTCGATTAATTGTTGATAAGTAGCAACAGTCATTTTAAAAATAAGTAGTAAAAAAAGAGGACTTATTGACGTTGCCTCAATGTTAATTAGTGTTGGAACTTATCAAGCAACTTGTAAATCAGTGGTATCTAAAAGTATCATATTATCAAAGAAATCTTGGGTTTGATTGTTAAAACTAACGAACCAATTCCAGTTCTTTTGAAATACTTTAGCACCGTATTTAACCTCACTAAGTAAAGCATTTAATCTTGACTTAGTGGTTACTGTTTCATATCCACAAGAGGACAATTTGACAGCATTTGTGTTATGATCTACAGTTGCAATTT